TCACCAGAATCAATTAGAATATTTTTGATTCTGGTGTTGCTTATTATTTGGATATGGGTTCTCAATCATCCAACAGATTAAGCGATTCTTAAGTGTGTAAATAGTTCTACCAGACCTAAATATTTAAGACTCTACCTTTATGTGCAAGGGTAGTAAGTACGCACGATGGACTGGGAATTAGAGAATGAGAATCTAAACCTAAAAGATATGATTATTGTTTACGAACAAGAGATCCAAAAGTTAGAGGTTGAAAACAAATCACTTCTTAAGGAGGTGACTTTGCTAAGAAGACTGCTAAAATATAAGACCAACGGTAATTCAGAGACCGAGTTAAACAATGATGCAGTTTCATGAAAAAGATGTTACTCGCATGTTACGTGCATGCGAATACTACAAGAGTATTGTCGGCAATCAAGACCCTTCAGTTGCCCAAGAATACGACAAAGTAATACACAAACTACATAGTTATGAACAAGAGATGGAATGTCCTAACTGTTGGGATCCTACCTCTACATGTGAAATACATGCATGAATGATCTTTGGAAAAATTATAGGAAGGCAGTCTTTGATACCTTTCCTGATCTAAAATTTGAAAAGCAACATGCTAACTGGGAGAATAAGAAAGGCACGAAGTTGACTGCCGACTTATATTCTGGTAAGTATTTTCTTAAGTCCAGACATGTTGACATCTGGGATGAGAAATATCTCAATATTCATAACAATATAATCTATCCTAAGACAGGAGATAATGTTCCCTGTTTTGGTATGGATCTTATGGGATTCAGTCAGAAGAAAGTTATAATTGTATTTGACTTCCAGCATCCTGTAGAGAATTTTTTATTAGAAGTACCTCCATTACCAAAGACGACAGAGACTTATCGTTTCTTTGAGAAGGGTAATCATTTCTCTGACAATATCTTTGTAAGATACTGTGAGGCAGACATGGTTGATACGTACTTACCAACATTTAAATATTATCTGTCACTCTATAAGGAGATGATAGAAGAATCAAAACCAACTGGTGAAGATACTAGTTGCTATAAAGATTTTGATTCATATATGATAAGGTTAGATCCTATCTCAGGATATCTAGGAAGTGCTTTCGGTAAGGAAGAGTCCGAGCAACTAATTAAGGAGTTCTTTTTTAGTTATGCGTGACTTAGTAGAAGATCTATCTTCATTAATCATACAGATGATGGAGAGTTTTCCTGATGTGGAACCATTAGAGAGTCCTATCCCTGAAGTAAAGAGAGACGATCTAAACATAACAAATAAGATGTGGAAGTGTCCTGCATTAAGGAAGATGCATCTTGAGTTAGCAGATCTAAAGGGATTAAAGATACTACATTCAATATTCTATCCTGATCCACGGTACAATCTACCTATATTTGGATGCGATATAGTTTCTACAGGTAAGGTAGTTACTGCTGCTATTGTTGATGTGTCACCTGTAACAGGTTTTGATGATTGGGATGAGATAAGAGAGGTTAGTAATAATTTTAATTTTAAAGAGAGAAGACCACTTCCTTTATGGGGTGATAGTATCTTCTCACCTTACTGTAAGTTCACACGTTTGAGTGAGGATATAGACATGGCAAATTTCTATTGTGTGGTCTTACATTATCTTGGTACGTTTCGTCGTGCTGTATTAGAATCTAAACCAGATCCTAACTGGGTCAATACTATGAAGAGACTTGATGATCAGGTATGGTATTGTGAAAGTCAAAAGAAGAATGATAAGACTCGTGGTATTTTAGAACACTTATTTGATAAGGATTGGGCAAGCAACTATATAGATACAGTACTATTTGACATACCTACAACGAATGAACTACAAGGATTGCGGAGTTGACATAGAAGCAGGTCAACGATTTGTAGAACTCATATCTGAAAAGGTTAAGTCCACTCATACTCCACAAGTTTTGGGTGGATTTGGTGGTTTTAATGGGATGATGAGAGTCCCAGAAGGATATGAAAGACCTGTATTAGTTTCAGGTACTGATGGAGTTGGTACGAAAATTAATGTAGGACAAGTTTTTGGAACTGATGAAGCATGGCATTGTCTAGGTAGAGATCTAGTAGCAATGTGCGTGAATGATGTTATTACCTGTGGTGCTAAACCATTATATTTCTTAGACTATATTGCCACTGGTAAATTAGATAAGGATGTTCTTAAACAGATTGTATTTGGTATAGGTGATGGGTGTCATGAGGCACAGTGTGCCCTCCTAGGAGGAGAAACAGCAGAAATGCCACGTATGTATAGTCACGGTAAGTTTGACCTTGCAGGGTTCTGTACAGGTATTGTAGAAGAGACTGAGATTATCAATGGAAATTTAATAAGGAAGGGTGATAAGGTAATTGGTATTGCCAGCAGTGGTATTCATAGTAATGGTTATAGTATGATTAACCAAATGCTATTCCATCATCATATAAAGGCAGCTGATACTCCTGAACTAATAGAACCTACAAGAATATATCATATGATGATACAGGAATTATTAGATGAGGTTCCTATTGTTGGTATGGCACATATAACAGGTGGTGGTATACCAGGTAATTTACCACGTTGTTTACCAGAAGGTCTTGATGTTCATGTAGATTATACTTCATGGGATATACCTCCTATCTTTGATAAGATTCAGAATGCTGGTTGTGGTCCTGAAGGTAAAGCATACAGACTTCCTGATGAGGAGATGAGAAACGTCTTTAACATGGGTATAGGTTTCTGTGTAGTAGTTCCAGCAGATGTAGAGTATGACACTCGTAAGATCATTTGGGAATCTAATGGTATTAAGTCTTGGGTAATAGGTGAGGTATGTTAAGTACTGAGTATAGAAAAAGAGCACAGACTATATGTTATTACATTAGAAATGGTCTGGAGATACCACTAGAGGATATGATCTGGATTGAGAAGTTGGCTAAAGCAAATCGTGTTGTTAATGATATGTTGCATGAAGCGAGGGATAATAAACCTCCATCTCAAGTTTGATATATATTATTAGTTAAAAAATTACCATGCAGAAAATTGTCAACATCATTGCTCTTGCGTCTGGTGCTGTATCTGTTGCCGTTGTCGGCGGTGGGCTATTTCTATTTCTTAATCGCGCATCCATCGTTGATGGCGTTAAATCTCAGGTTATGGAGGCAGTCAGTGGAGCACTTCCAGGATTGGTGGACTCTTCTCTACCAGAAATTCCTAGTGTACCCTCCTCAACAGGCGGTGTTATGATGGATGCTCCCGCAGCACCTTTAAGTCCTGATACAGCAGCTCGTCCTTTCTAATGGCTGAGATACCTGAAATTGGTATCAATCAGATTGATATAAATATCCAACCTATAAATGTTACTAACCTTACCAATGCAGGTGTTAGGGAGGTTAACGTAGTAGATCCTGCTACTTGGATATTAAATCCTACTGCAAATCCTCCAGTAGTTCCAGTAACAAGTGTTATTGGTAAACCTATTGTGGATATGCCAGGATGTGTAGAAGCACATACTGAGGATGATGGTAAGGGTGGTAGTCTGACAAAAAATGATCCCAAAGGTGTTAGAGTTTACTGTGATGCAGGAACTCCAAGTTTTAATGCTATGGATTATGAACCTGAACAGTTAACAATTATAACAGAAGCACCTGTACCAGCAATACCTAATAGTGAAGTACCACCTGCACCTGAAGTTGCAGCACCAGCAATACCTAAGACTGATACAAAAGAAGATCCACCCTGCCCACCACCTAATGCTCCTAGAATAGGTGATGTGTCTCAGAGTGGAGATGAGGCAGTATCTGCCTTTGAGTTACAAATAGATCCTGCTAACCCTACAGAAAAGATCTGCGTGACTCTATATGAACCATTAACTGTAGTTGAAAAATATTTACCCTCTGCTCAAGTTGTAACTACTACGGCAGGGATTGCTGCTGCTGCAACGACATCTGCCCTACTTGCAAAACCCCTAGCGGATTTGCTTCTGAAGGTAGTGAAGCCTGTGGTGAAGAAGTTGTTAACGAAAGTCCAGACTCTACTTGGGAAGACTCCTGCGAAGCCGAGTCGCTCGGAGGTAATTGCTGATCAGTATCGTTTGAAGAAGGGGTTACCTCCTCTGAAGAAACCGAAGAAGAAGAAGAAGTAGGTTCACCAATAGAGAATGTTCCTAGATTTTCAGCAGTTCCATTTGGTCTAGGAGTTAAAGAACCTTTTTCTATAGTATGTGAGTGCTGTGCTACAACTCCAGGTGGATTTACAAGGACCACATCGGCACATACAGATGCATAGGGTGATTTGGGGTGGAAAATTATTCCAGCTTTCATCAATTCACCACAATTTTTAAGTCTTGCGATTTCAAAATCTAAACGTTTGTTAGCAGTCGCTTGGTTCACAGCAGCGATGTTTGCAGCTGCTGCTTCCTTACATTGTGCTTGTAATTTTTTATCTAATGGGTGAGATATAGTTGCTGATACACCTACTGACCAGTTATGGGAATCCTTCTGACCAGTTCTAGTAGGAACGTAGTACAATACTTCTCCTGGATTATCAGGAACACCATCGTCATTGGCATCAACGTTGTTGTAGACTGGATCTTGATAGATTTCCTCAAACGGATCCTGCCATGACATCGTTCTTGTGACGTATGGTGTGATATTGAGGGTCGGTCCTTGACATTGTACCCCTCCACCATAAGTATTTGTTATGTATGGACCTTGTAAAACTTGAATTGCCTGGTTGGTGACTGAGCCAGAAGAGTTGGCGATAGGGCTAGCAGTCGCTGATACACCACCAACGTCTGTCTGAGCATAGACATTAACTGGTAAGAACCCTGTTATAGCAAGGGAACTCCCTATTGTGAGAAAATACTTGTTGTATCTGTGACGGATGTTACCTCGGTCACTCTTTGTATGACTGTTTGATTCTGAAGCCCAGGTCCGAGGTATGTCTCGGTCATTTGAAAGCTTGCACCTGGCGTTGTCTGTGTCCAATTTGGTTTGTTGTTTAAATCTAAACCAGTCCATGTTGAAGTCACCCCATCAATTGTATTAGTAGATGTTGTTGTACCTGGTGTTATAGAGGCACCATCGTGCTGGATCCCTGTACCAGTAACACTGTACTGCCAGCCTGTAGCATAATCCATGCTATTAATTGTCTCCGTCACTTTAGACGTAGTTTCAGTATGGCTCGTCATTGAGCCCTGGGTAAAATTGGGGACCACTGGAACTGCGTTAGCAGCACCAGCACTACCCAATAACATTATTAATGCTAGTACCCTTTTCATCTTAGTATATAGTAACCTCTGATACAAACTGTCCAGTAGCCGAAGATCCTGGTCCACCAGCTGTTACAGTCATTGCACCTGCGGTAGATATGGTCCCAGCCAGGGCAGTATTGTCTCCAGGAGCACTAGATGATATGTTAGAATATCCTTGCACGTCTCCTACATCAGCAGCACTAGTAACTATACTATCAGCCATAGTTACATTCTGTGTGAATGAATATGCATTACCTTGAGTTGTCTGTGCTACGTCAGGAAGGGCAAAAGTTGCAGCTCCAGCAGCACTTACAGCAGAGATGCCACCTAGATTACTAGCGGCACTACCACCTGAAGGTGTAATAGTCGTTGATACACCACTACCTGATGTATTGTATGTATTACCCACTCTGGATACAGTTGTGAATCCTGACTGAGTTTCTAGTTGCACTGAGCTACTCAATTTATGGGTCAGACCACCTGCATTAGCAGCAGTGGCACTCATCAAAATCATAACGAAAGGTATAACCTTCCTCATTTTTTAACACTTTAAGAGTTTCAAGCCTATTTATAGTTTTATAACTTCGGTTATCGGTATAAAAACTTACGGACTATCACACTTAAGTCTTTTTTAATAATGTGTTAAATAATATTGTCGCCTTCGGGGACAAAAAACAAAACTCGCTTTATAAGGAGCATAACAATGACTAATCTTACACGCTATCGTGCATCAGATCTTCCTGAACTTTTTGATAAGATCTCTAAGCACAGCATTGGACTGAACGATGAATATTTTGATCGTTTCTTCAACATAGCAACACCGCAAAGTAATTATCCACCATACAATCTTGTAACTATTAACAACGTGGAGTCACGTTTGGAGATTGCACTCGCTGGATTTAAAAAAGATGACGTTAAGGTCTACACTGAGTATGGTAAACTCGTTGTAGAAGGTAATCAGGATGAAAAAGAGGATGACGTAACTTACTACCATAAAGGACTTGCTCAGAGATCCTTTACTAGAACATGGACTCTTACTGATGACACCGAAGTCAAGGAAGTTAAATTTGAGGACGGTCTTCTCACTATCGTGCTGAAGAAAATTGTCCCAGATCATCATGCCAGAAAGGAATGGTTCTAAAGTAGGGACACTTTAGGAACTGTCACCCCTTGACAAATCCTTAACGCTCTGGTATTATAAATAACTTAACATAACTACACAGGCCCGAAAGAATCGTACCCTGCGTCAGATGTTACAAGACTCCCATGTCGGGGTAGTCTATCATCCGCAGGGTTTTTCCGTGCGAGATACATTTAAAACAATCATGTCAATCAAATCAACAATCGCTGCTGTAGCAGCATCTCCGTTCCTCCTCGCTGGCGCAGCTTTTGCTGGTCCTTACGTGAACGTAGAGAGTAACCTTACTTATCCTGATGGAGAGTACTCTTCAGCAGCTACTGACGTTCATATCGGATATGAAGGTACTGTAGGTACAGAAGGTAAGATCGCATACTACGTACAAGGTGGTCCTTCACTAGTTCATTCAGAAACTACTGACGATACAGAGACAGAAATCTCTGGTAAGCTTGGTGCTTCTGCTCCTCTAACTGATGATCTTTCTGCTTATGCTGAGATCTCTGGTGCTACTGCTGGCGAAGACAGCGATGGCGACACAATCCGTAACTGGGGTGCTAAAATCGGTGCTAAGTTCGTATTCTAAGTATCAGATTCTGATATATAGTGTATAACTGAATAGAGAACCCTTCGGGGTTCTCTTTTTATTGGGAATAACTATGAACTTTTACTATAATTTTTCACCACCTGCATATAGTGGTGACAGGGAGGTCTTGACAATTGAACTCCCATCGTATATGATGGAGGATGTCTTAGAGTATGCTAGGAATATAGCATATGATAAGGGAACTCATACAAACAAAGTCCTTAAGGACATAATTAGTCAAAGCATTAACACAATTTCAGCAAAGAGTTATGAGCGTAAAAATCGCAAGACTAAAAAGCGGTGAAGATGTCATCGCTGACATAAAAGAAGTCAGTGCTAAAGAAGACACTAACAAAACTGCTATCGCCTTTTGTTTTAAAAATCCTTACTCAGTCATTTTGGATGATCAATCTGAGATTGAGATGGAATTATGGGGTGAGGGTGATGAGTCTTTAGAAGATGAACCTGAAATCCTTGAAGAGAACCAAGAGAAGATTGAGAAGAACCCTAATCTTATTCTATATCCTTGGTGTCCGTTAGCGACAAACAAAGAATTTTTTGTTCGTCTAGAAGAAGTGGTTACAGTCTATGATCCTCATAGTCAGGTAACCGAAAAGTACAATGAACTCATAGAACAAAAGGAATCTAAAAATGATCAAGGTAGTACTACTTAAGAATGGTGGTCTAAATGACTATCTTATAGGTGTGGTTGAAGAACTGGATGAAGAACCCAGTCTTTTCATACAGGATTGCTTCAAGATCGTGGATGATCAGTTGGAGGTCTATCCCAAATATTCAGGACAACGAGATTTGTTCTTGACATCTGAGTCAATCTTTACTATAGTAGATCCAAGTGCCACGATGGTGGAACTATACGAGTCTACTGTACCTGCCAAACCACCTGCTGAATGAGTTTCTACACCAATATCCAACTTCTTGGCAACACAATCCTGTATAGAGGGTATGAGGGAGGGGAGCGAGTAGAAAATCGCTTCCAGTTTTCCCCGACCCTCTATATTACTAGTAACAAAAAGGAAAAGTGGAAGACATTAGGTGGACGTGATGTAAAACCTGTTGATTTTAATACTGTTCGTGAGGCAAGAGAATTTGCTGATAGATATCATGGTGTTGAGGGTGTAGAAGTTCACGGATATGACCGTTACTTATACCAGTTTATCTCTAATGAGTTTGAAGGAGAGGTAGACTATCGTATGGATCAAATGAATATCCTTACGATTGACATTGAGGTAGCATGTGAGAATGGATTCCCTGATGTAGATGCAGCAGCAGAAGAGATGCTATGTATTACAGTCAGAAATCTAGCAACTAAGAAATATATTGTCTGGGGTACAAGAGAATTTCAGACAGAGCATGAACATTATATTTGTAAAGACGAACGTGAGATGCTTGCTAACTTCATTACTTGGTGGGCACAGAATACTCCTGACATTGTAACAGGATGGAACTGTAACCTATATGACATACCTTATATTTGTCGTAGAGTGTCACGTATCCTAGGTGAGAAGTGGATGAAGTCTTTATCACCTTGGAATAAGGTAGATGAGGAAGAGGTTTATATTCAGGGTCGTCGTAATATTTACTATGATATATGTGGTGTATCAATTCTAGACTATCTTGATTTGTATAAGAAGTTTACCTATACTAATCAGGAATCATATCGTCTTGATTACATTGCTAACGTAGAACTAGGTGAGAAGAAGTTAGATCACTCTGAGTATGATAATTTTAAAGAGTTCTATACTAGAGACTGGCAGAAATTTATTGATTACAACATAAAGGACGTTGAACTTGTTGACCGTCTTGAAGACAAGATGAAACTGTTAGAACTAGCAGTGACAATGGCTTACGACGCTAAGGTTAACTTTGATGACGTTTATTCCCAAGTTCGCATGTGGGATACTATGATATATAATTACCTTAAGAAGAAAAACTTTGTCGTACCTCCTAAGAAACGTGAAAAGAAAGATGAGAAGTATGCAGGAGCTTTCGTTAAGGAGCCTATACCTGGGTTATATAAGTGGGTTGTTTCTTTTGACCTTAACAGTCTGTATCCTCATCTCATCATGCAGTACAACATCTCACCAGAAACCTTATGGGAGACTAGACATTCCAGCGCGAGCGTTGAGGGGATTCTAAACGAGGAGGTTAAGTTTGATTCTAAGTTTGCTACGTGTGCTAACGGTGCTCAGTATCGTAAAGACATACGTGGGTTCCTACCTGAAATGATGGAGACAATTTATGAAGAACGTACGATTTATAAGAAGAAAATGCTTCAAGCGAAGCGGGATAATGAAACTAACCCAAGTGCCAAACTACAAAGAGATATTAGTAAATTCAATAACATCCAAATGGCTCGCAAGATCCAACTCAACTCTGCCTATGGTGCCATTGGAAATCAATACTTCAGATATTATAACTTGGCTAACGCTGAGGCGATCACTCTATCAGGTCAAGTTAGCATCCGATGGATAGAGAATAAGATGAACACGTATCTGAATAAGATACTTAAAACCGATGGAGAAGATTATGTTATTGCTGCTGATACCGATAGTATTTACCTTAACTTGGGGCCTCTGGTTGACACTGTATACAAGGGCAGAGAGAAAACTGATGAAAGCATTGTCACGTTCCTTAATAAGATCTGTGAAGTGGAACTTGAAAAGTATATTACGAGTTCTTATCAAGAGTTGGCCGACTACGTAAGTGCCTATGACCAGAAGATGTTCATGAAACGTGAGACCATTGCTAATAAAGGTATCTGGACTGCTAAAAAACGATACATCTTAAATGCATGGGACATAGAAGGAGTCAGATTCACAGAACCAAAGCTTAAAATTATGGGTATTGAGGCAGTAAAATCCTCAACACCAGCACCATGTCGTGTTGCTATTAAGGAAGCACTTAAAGTTATTATGAATGGTGATGAGAAGGATGCTCAAAAGTATATTGCTGACTTCCGAGAGAAGTTTGAAGCAATGCCACCAGAGGATGTAGCATTCCCTCGTGGATGTAATGGTGTGAGAAAGTGGTCTAATCCAGCAGGACTGTATAGTAAGGGTACACCCATACATGTCCGTGGTGCTATCCTTTATAACTATCACATCAAGAAAAATAAGTTGACTCACAAGTACCCACTGATACAGGATGGTGAGAAGGTGAAATTCATTTACCTAAAGACACCAAACAAGATAGTTGAGAACGTCATTTCATTTATGAATGTGTGGCCTCATGAACTACAGCTTGACAAACAGGTGGACTATGACCTACAATTCCAGAAGAGTTTCCTAGATCCACTGAGAGTCATTCTTGACACTATCGGGTGGAAACCTGAGAAAATTGCAACCTTAGAACATTTATTCGGATGAGTTTTTTAAAAGATGTAGTAGGAGAGATAGGAAACGAGTATGCTTCTATCGTCTCTGATGGTGTAGCAGCAGGTGATACTGCTAACTACATTGATACAGGTTCATACATTTTCAATGCACTATGCAGTGGATCTATCTATGGTGGTCTCCCATCTAATAAGATCACAGCACTTGCTGGTGAGACTAGCACAGGTAAAACCTTCTTTGCTCTAGGACTAGTACGTAGTTTCTTAGAGATGGATAAGGATGCAGGTGTCATTTACTTTGAGTCTGAGTCTGCTCTATCAAAAGATTTGATTCAAGAGAAAGGTATTGATGGTGACCGTATAGTTATTGTACCTGTAGTAACAGTACAAGAGTTTAGAACTCAGGCAATTAAGATTCTTGATAAATATTTACAGCAGGATTCATCTGAACGTAAACCTTTAATGTTCGTTCTTGATTCACTTGGTATGCTAAGTACCACCAAGGAGATTGAGGACAGTGAAGCAGGTAAGGAAACTCGTGACATGACTCGTGCTCAAGTTGTCAAGTCTATTTTTAGAGTTCTTACACTGAAGTTAGGTAAGGCAAACGTTCCACTTATAGTTACAAACCATACCTACGATGTTGTCGGCAGTTACATCCCTACTAAAGAAATGGGAGGCGGCTCTGGTCTCAAATATGCCGCGAGTACAATCATTTATCTCAGTAAAAAAAAGGAAAAGAGTCAGAAAGAGGTTGTTGGAAACCTTATTAAAGCTAAGACAGCTAAGTCAAGACTCTCTAAAGAAAATTCAGAAGTAACCACTAGACTATTTTATGACAAAGGACTTGACCGTTATTACGGACTATTGGAATTGGGTGAGAAGTACGGAGTCTTTACCCGTAAAGGAAATCGTATTGTTGTTGGGGATACTTCTGTGTATCCGTCAGCTATGCTTGCCGATCCAGAAAAGTACTTCACCCCCGAATTAATGCAAGCACTTGATGAGTGTGCTCAAAAAGAATTTAGTTACGGTAATGAAACAACTTAAAGATTACGTCCGTGTATACGATGAGGTCATTGACAAAGACCTAGCACAAAAATGTATTGATCTTTTTGAATCTAATACTGACAGTCATGACCGAGTTGAAACTGAGAACATGAAACCTCAGTTCACTCAGTTAAACTTCACTCAATTATATAAGGGAAGTGAAGAGAGTAAGATCAAGCATGAACCTCTTCATTACTTATTACAGACTGCCTTCATGGGGTGTGTCAATTTATATAAGACTGAGTTAGGTATTGGTGATGACTTCCCATACGATATAGCATTAGAAGAATTTAGAATTAAGAAGTATAAACCAGATGGTTTAGGACAATGTGATGCCCCTAGTGGTAGACCAGACCAGTTTGTAAAGCATGTGGATGTCCTTGACTACAATTCTGCTCGTAGATACCTTGGTTTCTTCCTGTATTTGAATGAACCAGATCAGGGTGAGACAGTATTTCCTAAATGGAGTCAGTGGATTAAGCCAAAGTGTGGTAGAATGTTAGTGTTCCCACCAACATGGATGTTCCCACATGAAGGAAGACCATGTAGAAAGTTCCCTAAGTACATCGTTGGATCGTATCTCCACTACCTATGAATACAGAACTACTGATCATCACGAACCTGCTCTGTCACGAGCAGTATGTTCGTAAGGTAGTTCCTTTTCTAAAGTCAGAGTACTTTAGTGAGTTCAACTACAGAATCATTTACGAAGAGTTACACACTTACATTGATAAATACAACAGTCTTGCCAATAAGGACATACTCTACATTGAGTTAGAGAAGAGAACAGATCTCACCGATGAAGGGTTCCAGCAAGTCAAAGAAATTGTAGACAGTATAATTTGCGAAGAGAATGACTTACCTTGGTTGCTAGACACTACAGAGAAGTGGTGTCAGGAACGTGCTATCTATTTGGCACTGATGGAGTCTATTAAAATCGCAGATGGTCAGGATGATACTAAAGACAAAGGTGCGATACCTCATGTATTAACAGAGGCACTTGGAGTTTCTTTTGACAATAATGTAGGGCACGACTATATTAAAGATTCGGAAGAGAGATATGAATCGTATCATCAAGAGGAGACTAAGATACCATTTGACCTTGAGTTCTTCAACAAAATTACTAAGGGTGGTATCCCAAACAAAACGCTTAACATTGCACTGGCTGGAACTGGTGTGGGTAAGTCATTGTTTATGTGTCATATGGCCAGTTCGGTCTTACTACAAGGGAAGAACGTTCTCTATATCACACTGGAGATGGCTGAAGAGAAGATCGCAGAGAGAATTGACGCAAATCTACTCAACGTTCCAATCCAAGACTTGAAATCATTACCCAAAGTAATGTTTGATAATAAGATTGGAAATCTTGTTAAGAAGACTCAAGGTAAGATCATCATTAAAGAGTATCCTACTGCATCAGCACACTCTGGACACTTTAGATCATTGATTGGTGAACTTAAACTTAAGAAGAATTTTACTCCAGACATCATCTTTGTAGACTATCTAAATATCTGTGCATCATCAAGATATCGTGCAGGTAGCAACATTAATTCGTACACCTTGGTTAAGAGTATCGCAGAAGAACTTCGTGGACTGGCTGTTGAAAGTAATGTCCCAATCGTTAGTGCTACTCAAACTACTCGTGCTGGTTTCGGTTCTACTGATATTGATCTTACTGACACGTCAGAGTCTTTCGGACTCCCTGCTACTGCTGACCTTATGTTCGCTCTCATTTCTACTGAGGAGTTGGAAGGATTGAATCAGATCATGGTTAAGCAGTTGAAGAATCGCTATAACGATCCTACAATGAATAAGAAGTTTTGCGTAGGTATTGACAGAGCGAAGATGAGGCTGTATGATATAGAGGATGCTCAAAAAGGTCTAGTTGATTCTGGACAGCAAGCAAATGAAGAGATTTCTATCGTAAAGAAATTCTCTAACGATAAATTATCCCAACTAACTTATTAAAATGACAAAACCACATGGGTTTGGAGATACTTCTGTTCCTGGTATCAATGAGGATCAAGTAACCAACGATATTCCAAAGGTAGATTACGCACGTTACCTAGAGTTTGTAAATGAGGTAACCTCACAAGAGAGTAAAGACTACGATGCATTTCAAGAACGATTAGATGCTCTTAAGACTAAAGGATGTGATGTTCAACGTCTTATGACTGCTGCTACTGGTCTATCTGCTGAAGCAGGTGAGTTTACTGAGATCGTTAAGAAGATTGTATTCCAAGGTAAACCATACAGTGTGGATAACATTGATCATATGAAGACTGAGTTAGGTGATTGCCTATGGTATATTGCTCAGGCATGTATGGCATTAGACACATCATTTGATGAACTTACTTTGATGAATGTAAACAAACTAGTATCACGTTACCCAGAGGGTCAGTTTAATGTCATGCGTTCAGAGAATCGTAAGGCAGGAGATAGATGAATAATCTGGAAGAGAAAATAAAAATAGCACAAGCACGTCAGAAGGAACTCCAACTTCTGATTGATGCTTGGAGGAAGCAATTGGAATCTAAATAGATCTGTGGAGACCTGCGGAACTAATGGCAACAGCATTTACTTTAGATACCAAAACAAAAATAAAAAAGAAAGCTCCATCAGATTGTAAAGCTTTGGTTGAGGAAATCTTTGGTGCTCTACCAAGAGGTAAGGCAACTATATTTGCCGATTCTAATTGGAAAGGCACTAAGTCATCTCAATGGCAATGGAAGGTTTCGGAAGATGAGTATGAAGCCATTGCTATACACTTTGGTGAGAAAGCAAGCACAAAAGGATTTGTAAACACTGGTGATAAGAAAGAGTGGAGGATAAAGTTTTTAAGATCTGGTAAGAAATCTGCAAGAGCAGCAGATGCTAAGACAACAGAAAAACAAGAACGTGGATCTGCTTGGATTATTAAATGTGCATTGAAAAAGAATGCAAACTTTAGTAAGTGGGAAGACATAGTAACTTACAGTACTACTGGAGTTGAAGTGGATGGTAAATCATTCAAAACAATCTATGAGGTTTATCCTGACGTACAAGAAGATTGGATTAAAGGATACTATGCACAACAGAAAAAGATATTAGATGAGTTTAAGAAGAGTGACTTTACTGATTTCAACCACAAGGGTGGGTTCATGCAATATATTAGTGATATAGTTAAAGAGAAGTTTGGTATATCTCAGAAAGATAACTGGAACCCTGCTGATATTTGGGGTATAAAAGGTAGAACAGAAACAATTAAAAATACTATTAATAAAACTATTGATGGTAATGGATCTCAAACTATTATTGAACTTAATGCTGTTCTAAGGAAGATGTTTCATCAGAGAAAGGTTGTTGGTATATCTTTGAAAAAGATTAGTGGTGGTCAGGCAGACTGGCAAGAGTATAACGTCAGAGAATTAGGATTGGATGAAACCACTTACAACTATAAAACTCTGAAACCTTTATGTAATTTAAATTATAATAATGGATGGGCATCACAGGACAGTCGTGTTGTTGTAGAAGGTAATAATTCCTCGTATGATTTTCAAATCAAAGGTAATGATACTAAGAAGGTATCTAACTTAAAGTTTGAACCAACTGAATCAGGTGCTGCTTCTGCTCGTATGGGTAAAGCACCAGTTGCTATGGTTCAACAACTTATTAAAGATAATAAAGTTAAACTTGATTTTAAAAATCAACACAAAGAGTATCCTAAAGATGTAGATACTTTTGTTAAAGAAGAGTCTGAGTGGAGATCAATTTATAAAAAGGTTGATAAGTTTGCTGATACAAAAGGGGTGGATGAGGATACCTTTGTTAAGAATATGAAAACTGCATTGAAGAATGATCCATACGGTCTTGCCACATCAAAATTAATGCAGATGAAATTCATTTCTATGCTATCAGGGATGAAAGTTAAAAACCGTGATGAATTTATGACAGATATGGTATTCCTAGCAGCGAAGAAGGGTAAACGCTTTGGACCATTTGGCAAACTGTACTAACCCTTACCCCATCTAGGTTCTGGTATGCTATAATAGGTGTATACAAGAGAGATGGAATGCCAAACAAGCACCTTGAACACCCAGAAGATATGATCCTTACAGGGGTTGATCCTAATGAGGTTCTAGATCATCTGTTTATGGTACACAAACTCTCAACTAAGTGGGATGGAGCACCATCCATAGTGTTTGGTAAGCATCATACTAGTGGTAGATTCTTTGTTGGTACGAAGAGTGTCTTCAACAAAAGAAAGATTAAAGTAAATTATAGTGTCGCTGATATAGTTAGTAACCATGAAGGTGCGGTAGCTCAGATTCTGACCGCCTGTTTCTATGCTTTACCTCGTATAGAAGGTATCGTACAAGCAGACTTTATCGGATTTGGAGGGTCTGATACCTACCGTCCCAACACGATTACTTATAAGTTTAATTCACTTGTTTTACAAGACGTAATAATAGCACCACACACAGCATATAATGAAGTCAGTCCTACTGCTGTACCTATCTACGGTGTGACTTTACCTTCTACTTCCACTTGCTACTGTGTAGATACAAATACATCTAAACTTGAGGTTCCATTCTGGGCAAAGTTTTTAATTAGTCAAGCAAGATTGTTGGTTCCATTCTGTAAGTTTCCTACTTCAGATCTAAGACAATTCTATAACAAATTTATTCGTGAAGGAAAATCTCCTACGGCATCTGAAATCTACTACAGTTTGGATGATAAATATAAGTGTGAGGTAAATATAAATACCTTCAGATTATACAATCTAATCCTGAATATTAAAGATATACTTCTCTCTGCTGTCAAGGTAGATGAGAGTGTTGAATGCTTAATTGGTGATCAACCTTCTACACCAGAAGGTTATGTATTAATTGGACCTAAGTATTCAGTGAAACTCGTTAACCGTTTGGAATTTAGTCAAGCAAACTTTAACTTACGTAAAAATTGGAAGCATGAAAAAGTTTAGCGACTTCCTTACCGAAGCAGCAACGTCACAAGCAGCAGATAAAGCAGCAAAACTAGGTCTCAGTCATGTAGGATACGGCTATTATGGTCGTCCCGATGGTACTGTGACTCATCGTTCTGTTAATGGGCAGTTAATAGAACTATCCGCAGAACAACAGGCAGCAAAGAATGGAGTATCACCAGAGCAGCAGCAAGGATCCACTGGAGGAGAAGAGGAAGGTGGTAACGCGGGCACTAAAGGTGACATATCTATTACATTTGGAAGATTTAATCCACCAACTGTCGGACATGAGAAACTCATTGAGCGACTCGCTTCATCTAGTAAGAGTGGGGAATACAAGATATATCCCAGTAGATCTCAAGATCCAAAGAAAAACCCAATAGATCCTGAGACCAAGGTACATTACATGCGTCAGATGTTTCCTGATCATGCACATGCTATCGTTAACAACGAAGAATTTAAAACTATATTTGATGTACTCAAGTCCCTCTACAATGAAGGGTACAGTCAGATCAATTTAGTATTAGGTGGTGATAGGGTTGCTGAGTTTGAAAACTTAGCAGAAAAATATAATGGTAAACTCTATGAGTTTGAAGAGATCAGTGTTCAGTCTGCTGGTGATAGAGATCCAGATTCTGATAGTGTAGAAGGCATGTCTGCATCTAAGATGCGTAAGGCAGCAGCAGAGAATGACTTCAATTCATTCCGTACTGGTATGCCTCAAGCATTAGATGATAAGGCAGCAAAAGAACTCTTCAAAGAGTTAAGAGGTTCTATGCAAGTAGAATCTATAGAAGATTTTGGAGATGCATCTTATGAATTGTATGAGATTGCACCTAAGTTAGATCCCGAAGGACTTAGGGAAGCATACTATGATAAGAAGATCTTTAAAGAAGGTGCTATCATTGAGAATATAAACAGTGGTATCACTGGAAAGATTGTTAAACGTGGTGTGAACTACGTTATATACATTGATGAACATGATCATGTTTATCGTGGTTGGTTAAAGGATTTACAGGAAGTATCTGTACAGAATTTCCTATCCTATAGAAAGACTGACCCCAAGAAAGGTTATGCCGATCTTAAAGCTTTTAACTTTAGTCCATTAGGATTAGAGGGAACACCAAAACTTGCCAAGGCAGTCAAGACTCTGACACCTGGTGAAACTATAAATAAAAAGAGCAGCAGCAAAAAGAAATGAACTTACAAGACCTACCCGATATGACCGATGCACTTAATAAAGTGTATGAGGGCAAGAAAAAGTATGACAAGAAGACTAAACGCTGGTGGGATGATGACGGCGATGGAAAGGGTTATGAGAAAGGTGAGGTAGATGGTAAGTTTAAAACTAAGAAAGAGCATCATGAAGTAGATGCTGATGGTAATGTAGTTGAGCACGAAACAAAGGAGGAAACATCTGATGCTGACGTTTAACGAACTAACTGAAAAGAAATCTAAGATCAAGATCAATCCTAATAAGAATGACTTGATGGAGGATCCTAAGAAGAAGCACGGTGAAGACTGTACTTGCAAAATCTGCGAAACCCGTAGAGAAAAAGATGAAGGTGATGATGGTCCTACATGTGAGTGTGTTGATTTCACAGAGGAATGGATTGATTCTGCTGTAGAAGTTGCTGCTGATTATTTCTACTCAGAAGGACTTAATGAGGAAGGATTAGAACAACTCATTGAGGAAGTAGGTATTGATGAGTTCACTGAATTCGTTATTGATCCTATTGAAGAACTCAATGAAGAACGGTCTGCAAGAAAGGCATCTGTTAAAGCACCTTCCTACGAGAAGGTAAAAGCAAAGGTTGATGCATCAGACAAAGCAAAGAAAGCATCAGGTAAGGGTGAGTATGCTAAGTCATACGCTAAGAGATCTGGTGAAACAGAGGACAGTACTAACTATGGAGATTCTAAAAAACCTGCTGCTAAAAAGAAAGCAGCGACTCCAAAGAAGAAGGCAGCACCTAAAACAGAAGTCAAACCAGTTGCTAAGGCTACTGTTAGAAAACCGAAAGCAGCACCTGCAAAGAAGGCTGCTACTAGTAAGAAAGTTGCAGCGACTGTTACAAAAGCAAAAGCGAAACAACCAGTCAAACCAACCTCCAAGCCAGGTATCCTCGGTAGAGTAAGAACTGCTGTTAAGAAGGGTGTTGAGAGACACAATAAAGCAAGAGCAGCAGGTAGAGAACCAGAGAAGAGAGTGAAGGAGTTTGCTAAGGGCGTTAAGTCTGGTGTTAAAGCATCAGTTAAGTTCGCTAAGGATGTTAAGAAGGTAGTCTCTAAGGAAGAGGCTATGATGAATCATCTCAAGTCACGTCTAGTTGCAGAAGCAACACGTCTTAAGAAAGAGAAAGGGTATGACAAGGGAGGAACTAAGTCAAAAAAGGATCCAGCCCTAGCAGCTGTGCTTGATAGAATCCGTAAGGATCATGGTCATGGTGCTGTAGTAGGGCAAGGTGGAAGTAGACAGGCAAAGAAAGTAAAGGGTGCAAAGTCTGATGCTGGTACTGGAAAGTATAAGAAGGCAGCAGATGCTAAGAAAGCATATGCTTTTAAAGCAAAGAAGGCAGGATTTAAATCAACTAAAGACTACACTAACACCATGGCTCGCTATGGTGGTGAATCCAACTACAAAAAAGGTAAAGGTCTTGGCACATAATGAAGATTGGAAACCTGAGATAGAACACATTAAAGGTTCTGATCTCAGGAAGAAAGCAGCAGAGAAGAAGAGGAAGGAAGCTGAATCCAGTCTCCCTCCTCATCTTAAGTTGTCTGTTATGAAGAAAGCATTCGCCAAAGCTAATGAAGCAAAGGTGGATTTAAAAACTCCAGAACATAAACGAGCAACCGTTAGAGATAAGAGGTATGGTAACCCACATGGTTCACATGAACTAGGTGGTGGTATCAGAAAGGATAGAAGAGCAGACCATGAAGCAAAACGTGGTGTTAAAAAAGAAGACATTCATAAGGAACTTGTAGGTAATGCTCAAAGAAAGCATAAGGAAGTTAAGTCAAAGAAGTATAAAGACTTCATGAAGAATGCTGCTGACGCTAAAAAAACTGCTAAAGGTATTAAGGCAGTCAGAGGTGGTAAGTGGGGATACCTTAAAGGTGGGAAATTTAAACCTATATAGATTAGAGTAATCTAATTAAAATGTTTAAAGCACTTCTACCTTTTGCATCCAAGATTATAAAGGATGCTGTTAACGCTATCCCTGATGACGCAGCTATTGGAGATAGACTCATTGAGATTTGTTTAAGAGTTCTTGCTAAAGCAGTAAAGACTACTAAGACAGACGTTGATGATCAGTTGTTTGAGCAAGTAGCAAAAGCGATTAGAAATCGTGAAGTGAAAGCAGATGACTTTGTATCATGAGCGACCTAGGACTTGATGCGTCACAGGAAGTTAAGATAACTGTGATGCAACTCAAGATAGAACGTCTTGAGGAAAAACAGAATGATTTAAGAGAGAGATTAAAGTCAGTTGAGAAGTGGGTGATAGGAGCAGGGGCAGTCATAGCTGCTGGTGTTACTGTTATTGGCTTTGCAACTAACATATCTAAAGCATATCTTTAAAGCACTCAAACTGATAAATAATAACAGATTGAGTTAATTATACGGAGACGATCAAATGGCACTATATGGTGTAACTGATGCTGATGAAGCTAAGCCGAAGTGGGCGGTACAGGGTGGTGCTGTAGACCCATCAAATATTTTTGCAACCGAACAAGGTTGGGTACTAAGACATTACAAGAAAGCTGATCTATCAGAGTACTGGGATGAAGTTCTAGTCGCTGTTGACGGTCTTGTAGGTGCTGGTGGTCGTGGAACTAATACTCTTGGAGAGGCAGACATCACTGCTGTATTCTTTGAAGAGTCTACATACGCTGCTGGAGCAACTGGTACTGTTGTTGTCATATATAACGAGAGAGTCAACGTTACTAACGGTGCAACTCTTACAGTTACAGTAACTGGAGCATCTAATCCAACTGCTACTGCTGCTGCTCAGTCAAACACAAACCGTGTTGAATTTACATTCACATGTGCTGCTGCTGACAAGGTGCATACAATCGGTGCTCAAACAATCTCTGGAACAATCGTTGACTCCACTGGTGGTGCAACATCCGATAAGGCATTTGTTCTAGCTGATACAATTGGAGCAGGTGGTTCTGGTACTACTAAGACTATTACAACTACTTAAAACCTAGATGAAATTTGGTGAACTGAACAACGATAACTACGTAATGTTCGCCATCAGAAATTATGAGAATCCTCACAGTGTTACTCGTGAGGATTTTGATGAAGACATGAAACGCTTTAAGTACCTTAAGAGATTACTCAAAAGGTATCTGCGTGGGGGACCGTTAAGGTCTCATTTGATTATAAATCATCTGATTGTTCTTTATAATGTTTTTGATGACGCTGCAACACCATTACTCTTATTCAAATTTGAAAAGGAATATTGGCCAATGTTGAGAGCATTCTTAGAATACTTAAACAGATTCCCTGAACACTACATGGACTGTTTAGAGTCTGACCCCGATGTCGTAGAGGAACTTAGCACATTATGATTAATGAAGAACCTACAATGAGTGCTGGTACAGGTGGATTCTCTGGATCTGCTGATGCCACTGGACCTAATGCAGGTTTTGATCCTAAGTTGGACTTCCGTAAGAGAGCGAACAAGAAGATCAAAGATCAACCATTTGTCTCTGCCTATAGAAAACTCCGTAAAAACTGGAAGGAAGGACATACTCCTAACGATGGTAAGGTAAAGAACAAAGTGAACCCTGCTATGCCTAGTAGGTTATTACAGTATAAACTTAAAGTTCCTGGTGTTGGTGAGACTATAGTTTATGCCAGCAACGTAGGAGAACTAAGACAAAAGATGCGTCTTCTTATCAACCCTCGTTACCGAGGTGATGTGGAGATTGATAGGGTATTCCCTGGTGAAGCACAGAAATTTTATTACGACAAGAGAATGAAAGCAATGAAGAATATCCCTGAAGAATTTGTCCTTGAGGATCAGGACAAGCAAGTTAAACAACAACTTGCACAACAAAAGGTTCAGAATTTAAAGAAGAATGCTGACCTTAAGAAGCAAGAGATCCAAAAGACTTTACAAAAGAAGACTGCTAACCTAAAACGTAAAGCGAGAGTAGGTACAGATGTATCAACTCAGAACGAAGAATTTTCCAAGAGTGGTAACTTAGCAAAGATCAAGCACTGTGCAGAGAATGGATGTGCTGGTGCTATTAAGTTCCATGATGGTACAGAGGTTGATGTGACACCTGATGTAGCCAAGAAGGTTATGTCTGCATTTAGTTCACTAAGTGCTCGCAAGAACCAAGCGAAGTTTAGTAATGCTACGAATGAATCACCAGACATGTTTAACCGTGTCTTAGCATTCTCTAATCCAGCTGAGACTGATGGCTGAGAGTATTAATGCTGCTATAATAGAACGACTGGAAAAGGTGGTTGATAGTTTGAGTGAGAACTCAATGAAGATGGGTCAACTATTAGCAGTTCATAATGAGAAGTTAGATAAGCAAGACAGAATTGATGGGGTACTCTTTGAGAAGATTGAGAGTGTCCATCGTGAAGTAAACCGACAAGCATTGGAGATAAAGAAAGGTTGTGAAAGAGACATACGAAAGGTTGATGACCGTCTACGCATCATGGAAAAGAAGATGTGGACTATTTTTGGTGCTCTTTCTATTATATCTTTCGTCGTTAGTCCAGTCGGACAAATCATCATAAGAAGCTTGACAGATAAATCGGAACCTGCTATACTATATCCGAGTCAAGTAGCGTATGAACTACATAGAAAGCAAATACGTGAACCTGCTCAGTGGGAGACTGGATAAATTTGTAAGGAAGAAAGAAGGACTGTGGAATTTTAGATGTCCCTACTGTGGGGACAGTCAGAAGTATAAGAACAAGGCACGTGGGTACTTCATCAGAATTAAAACTGATCTAGTATACAAGTGTCATAATTGTGGTGTGGGTAGATCTTTTTCCAATTTTCTTAAGGAACAGGCATTGGATCTACACGATGAGTATGTATTGGAACGCTATAAGGAGGGTCTGACTGGGAAGGGACGTTACATTAAGAACCCTACCATTGATTTCAAAACAAGGAAACCAAAACCAGTTAAAATACCCACGGGATTGACAAAGATTTCAGAGCTAAATAAAGAACATCCCGCTAAAGAGTACATCCTGAAACGTGGAATTCCAGAGCAATATCACAGTGAATTATTTTATGTTGAACAGTTTCAGGCATGGGTTAACACCCAGAAGTATACATACTCAGATGAGAGTCTAAAGTACGACCATCCTCGTGTCATCATACCGTTGATAGAGGATGGTTCTTGGTTTGGATTCCAAGGTAGATCTCTAGATCCTACAGATAAGATGCGGTATGTCACCGTAATTTTAGATGATGAGAAGACAAAGATCTACGGTTTAAATCACTCCTCAAATAATAGAACCCTTTATGTCACTGAAGGACCAATAGACTCGCTATTTTTAAACAATGCCATTGCTATGGTAGGTGCAGACGTTGAATGGTCATTCGCAGAAGGTAAAAGAATCGTGTTTGTATACGACAACGAACCACGTAACGAACAGATCATCAACCGAATGCAGAAGGTAATAGACAAGGGGTTCAAGATTGTAATATGGCCAAAGTTTCTTGAGGAGAAGGACATAAATGATATGGTACTTGCTGGACATGAGGTTCAGCATGTGGTAGAATCAAATACCTTTAGCGGTCTTAAAGCACAACTCACCCTTAATGATTGGAAGAAAGTATGAATGGCACAATTAAGGTTGTAAAGCGCAACAACAGCGTTGAACAAATCAACCTAGAGAAAGTACATAAAATGGTAGAACACGCTTGCAGAGGTCTTGCAGGTGTGTCTGAGTCCCAAGTTGAAATGAATGCTAACCTGCAATGGTATGATGGCATCAAGACTTGTGATATTCAAGAGATTTTAATAAGGTCTGCTAATGATTTGATCTCATTAGACAATCCTAACTACCAATTCGTAGCAGCAAGACTATTATTATTCGGTCTACGTAAGGGTGTGTACGGTTGCCATCCTGATAACCCTCCTCCAATACTACAGCACTTGAAGAAGGGTATAAGTAGTGGTGTGTATGATGAGGAGCTGCCCTCATATTATTCAGATGAAGAATGGGATGAAATAAATTCATTCATTGATCATGATCGTGACTTTTTGTTTACTTACGCAGGTCTCAGACAGGTTGTAGATAAATATCTTGTACAAGATCGTAGCACTGGAACCGTTTACGAGACACCACAGTTCATGTACTGTCTCATTGCAGCTACCTTGTTTAGAAACTATCCTATAGAAACAAGACTTAATTATGTCAGACGATACTACGACGCAATCAGCAAGCACAGACTCAACATCCCCACGCCAGTCATGGCGGGAGTACGAACCCCTATTCGTCAATTTGCATCTTGTGTTCTGGTTGATGTTGATGACACCCTCAATAGTATCTTTAGCAGTGATATGGCTATTGGCAAATACGTCGCACAACGTGCTGGTATCGGTATTAACGCGGGAAGAATCAGAGGAATCAACAGTAAAATCAGAGGCGGAGAAGTTCAACATACAGGTGTTGTCCCATTTCTCAAAAAGTTTGAGTCAACTGTCAGATGCTGCACTCAAAACGGCATCAGAGGGGGTTCAGCAACTGTCCACTTCCCTATTTGGCACCAAGAAATCAGAGACATCCTCGTCCTCAAAAACAATAAAGGAACCGAAGACAACAGAGTCAGAAAACTTGACTACTCCATCCAGTTAAGCAAATTATTTTATGAACGCTTCATTAAGAACGAGGAGATTACGCTTTTTTCTCCTCATGATGTGCCAGGGTTGTATGATAGTTTTGGTACAGAGAGTTTTGATGATCTATACGTAAGATATGAAAATGCTGGAGTACCATGTACAAAAGTAGGTGCTCAAGAATTGATTGGTGATCTCCTTAAGGAGAGAGCAGAGACAGGACGTATATATTTGATGAACATTGACCATTGTAATAGTCACTCATCATTCAAGGATAAGGTTACCATGAGTAACCTATGTCAGGAGATTACACTACCTACTAAACCTATTGATCACATTGATGATCATGAAGGTGAGATAGCATTGTGTATTCTATCTGCTATTAACGTAGGTAAGTTGAATAAACTTGAGGACATGGAAGAACTCTGTGACCTATCAGTACGTGGACTAGAAGAGTTGATTGATTATCAGAACTATCCTGTAGTTGCTGCTGAAGAATCAACTAAGGCAAGACGTTCTCTTGGAGTAGGGTTCATAGGACTAGCACATTATCTTGCCAAGCAAGGTGTTAAGTATGATGATCCAGCATCATGGTCATTGGTTCATACTCTAACAGAGTATTTTCAATACTATCTTCTCAAGTCATCTAACAAAGTTGCACAAGAGAAGGGAGCATGTGAGGGATTTAAGCATACTAAATACGCTGATGGAATCCTACCTATAGATACATATAAACAGGACGTTGATGAGTTAGTTCCTAATGACCTTCATCTTGATTGGGGAATTTTACGGGAAGACATACGAACCTATGGGTTACGGCACAGCACACTGTCGGCACAAATGCCTTCGGAGAGCAGTTCCGTTGTGTCAAACGCAACAAATGGAATTGAACCACCAAGAGATTATCTGTCCGTTAAGAAATCAAAGAAGGGACCCCTTAAGCAGATTGTTCCATCCTTTCAGACACTAAAGAATAACTATACATTGCTATGGGATATGCCTAGTAACACAGGGTATATTAATATTGTAGCAGTGATGCAGAAGTTCTTTGACCAAGCAATTAGTGGTAACTGGAGTTATAATCCAGAGCATTACCCTGACTCTGAAGTCCCTGTTTCTGTTATGGCAAATGACTTGCTAACTAGTTACAAGTATGGTTGGAAGACATCATACTATCAGAATACATATGATGCTAAGAAAGATGTAGATGAACCGACTCATCCAATGGGTTGGCATGACAACGTGGAGAACGTTGATGATTTAATTGAAAACATTCTTACTACTGAGGAGGAGATCTGTGACAGCTGCGCCGTCTGATATTAAAGGCATGACTGTCTTTAATACTATGAAGACTAATACCAAGAAGCAACCTATGTTTTTTGGTGCTCCGTTAGGTGTGCAGAGATACGATAACTTTAAGTATCCTGCATTTGAAAATTTAACTAAGCAACAACTAGGTTACTTCTGGAGACCCGAAGAGGTATCACTCCAGAAAGACCGTGCTGATTATGGTCAATTGACTGAGGCACAGAAGCACATCTTTACATCTAATCTGAAGTATCAGATCATGTTGGATAGTGTACAAGGTAGAGCACCAGGTATGGCATTCCTACCTTACTGTTCCTTACCAGAACTAGAATCTTGCATGGAAGTGTGGGGTTTCATGGAGATGATTCACTCCAGATCATATACATATATCATTAAGAATGTTTACCCAGATGCTTCTGAGGTATTTGATACTATCTTAGATGATGAGAGAATATTAAAGAGAGCAGAGTCTGTTACTCAATCATACGATACGTTCATTAACTATGCTAATGAGTATGGTCAGAGTAATAGTTGGAAGGATGATATGAGAAATCATCCTAATTCAGAATGGACTCGCAGAGATTTAAAACGAAGTTTGTATAAGGCAGTTGCTAATGTTAACATCTTGGAAGGCGTACGCTTCTATGTTTCTTTTGCTTGTAGTTTTGCATTTGGTGAACTTAAATTTATGGAAGGGTCAGCTAAGATTCTATCGCTCATTGCCAGAGATGAATCTCAACATCTGGCCCTCACCCAAAACATAATTAACAATTGGAGAAAGGGTGATGACCCAGAGATGATTGACATTGCTCAGGAAGAGGAGCAAAATGTCATAGAAATGTTTAAGAAATGTGTTGAAGAAGAGAAGGAGTGGGCAGAGTATTTGTTTGAAGGTGGTACAATGATAGGATTGAACGAGAGATTGTTGAGTCAGTATGTTGAATGGATTGCTAACAAACGTATGAGATCCATAGGATTAAAACCATTGTATGATGTTCCCATTAAGAATAATCCATTACCTTGGACAGACCACTGGTTAAATAGTAAAGGACAACAGAATGCACCACAAGAAACTGAGATTGAATCTTATGTTGTAGGTGGTATCAAGCAGGATGTTGAGAAAGATATGTTTGCAGGTTTTGCATTATGATTGAACATGTAATTGAGTACACTGTAGATGAGTCTGTATGTGATGGACTCGTTAAACTATATGACACAGTGGAAGCTACAGGTAAGGCATGTAGACCTGGTACTGTAGGAAATGATCCTCATGTTAATGAGGAATTTAAAAAGTGTACTGATCTATTCTTTAATGATATACCCAAGGCAGAGATAGAGTACAGTCCTGAGTATAAGGACATGGAGTATAGAACACACTTGATGGAGTGTATTAAAGATTACTCTGAAAGATATTTGTTCTGGGCACCATTAGGATTTCATAGTCACCCTAAGTTCCAAGTCTATAAACCAGGTGAAGCATTCTATGAAGAGCATTTTGATGCTATGGGTTCTGACCAAGGTAGAGTAGTTGCTTGGATCACTTATTTAAATACTGTTAAAGAAGGAGGTGGAACTCATTTCCTTTATCAAGATTATACAGTACAACCAATAAAAGGTAAGACAGTATTATTTCCTGCTGGATATACTCACAGACACAAGGGTGTGACTGCTCCAAAGGAAACTAAATACATTGTAACAGGTTGGTTTATGTGGGAGGATACATGCAGCAAAAAGAACCTTTAACCGAAGAGTATCAAGCAAAAGCCTTAGAAAAATATGAAGAACTTCTAAGCGAGTATGATACATCACCCCTTGAAAAGGAAGGTCTGATGATGTTGTGGGAGCAAGGTAAAAAAAATGTTACGAAAGATACAGAAAAACTTGATAAATAGATGTGGGTATGCTAACATACCCATACGTTCATCTCTAATAGGAGACGCAAGTAAGCCGACTCGGAACGGAATATCGTTCATCCCATGATACCTATCCTACTAGCTACTTCTTTAACCTGCTCTGAAGCACACATACTCGTTGATAAGATGAGTAAGTACAATGTGGAAGAGGAGACACGAGCTGAAATGATTCAGGTAGTGAAAGAAGAAACTACGGATGATTGTTGGGACGCAAAAGCCGACTGAAGGAACGGTCTAATCCACCTAACTTCAGGAGAAATCCAATGGCAAATGTCACATATCGTGGTGTTAAATACGACACCAATGAGTACAAGCAAATGGTACTCAACGAGCACAATCAAGAAAGAAATCGCGATCTAATGTATCGTGGTATCAAAGTAAAAAGCAAGGCGAAACCATGCTCTTGATGTGCAAAGACTAACATACTTGTTACCTAACAGACCCTTTACAGGGTCTGTTTTTTATTGTATAATAAATACTACGAAATGCGAGATGTCATGAAAATTTTTCTGGACTCTTCAGATACTAAAGAAATCACGGAGTTATTTGAAACTGGTTTGATTGATGGTGTTACCACCAATCCCTCACTGATGGCTAAGTCAGGTAGAGACCCAGTGGAAGTAATCAAAGAGATCTCTAATGTGTTTCCTTGGAATGCTTCTATATCTGCTGAAGTTATAGGTGACCAGTGGGAGATGCTAGAGATGGCAGAACAGTATGTGAACATAGGACCAAACATTACAATCAAAGTACCATGTACCCCAGAAGGTCTGATGGTATGTAAAGAATTATCTAACAATGATATACCTGTTAATGTTACCTTAGTATTCTCTCAGACACAGGCAATACTTGCTGCTAAGGCAGGTGCTAAGTATGTGTCACCATTTGTAGGTAGAGTAGATGACAATTCATTTGGTGGGTTATGCCTAGTCAAAGACATTGCTAATGTATTTGCTAAACAGAAGTGGGAAGGTACTGAGATCTTAGCAGCATCTATCAGAGGAGTACGAGATGTAGGTAGAGCATTTGAATATGGTGCTGACATCTGTACACTTCCTATTAAAGTATTCAAGGGAATGTACAAACATATTCTGACTGATAAGGGGTTAGAACTCTTTGATGCTGATTGGCAAAAGGTTCAGGAGTCCCTGAAGTGAATGGTCGTTTGTCCAAAGTGGACATGACAGCAAGACTGTTAAAACTAAAGCGAGATATAGATGACAGAGCTTGGTATCGTGAATGGAATCCTGAACAGAGATGGGCAGCACAACAGGCATTGAATAATGCCCTAGATATATTAGACGAATATCATTATTAAGTATGTTACACATGAGAGAACAGTTACTAGCAGCCGTTAAGGCACATGCACAAGGTGAGATTGCAAAGCATAGAGCAAATGTTAATGTTTACCTAGAACATCCAGCAGGTATTGGAGAGCATTCAGATATCACTGAAGCAATTCAAGTAGAGTTGGATAAGATTGCTCGTTACCATGATCAGGTTACAGTTATAGATCAATACTTCAAAGGATGATTAAGATCTGTCCACACTGCCAATCCAATTGGATAGCTGGACAATTGTACTGGACTAATGGTAGAATAGGATGTCCTCACGATCTTGCTGGTCTTCTATGTAATGAATATGGTACTGATGAATGCATTAATCCATGCAGAGGTAGTACTAGTGGTCAAACATGGGAGCAACGACGTGAGTTTATAGATAATCTAGGAGAGGAAATGAACCTATGAAGAAATACTTTGACAAGGTAGTTGATTGGGATCGTCGTATGGCACGAAGGTTTCAGGACAAGTTTAACTTGACTGATTACCAGATGTTATGCGTAGCATTCGCTAAAGGAGTTATCATTGGTGCTATTTTATTATGAGTGAAAAGAAGAAACGCCATCAAGTTAAATCTAGATGGTACTATATTTTCTGGGGTGCTGCTACTGTATCAGTATTTGCTGGACAGATGTATGTTGGTACTGGATATCGTTTGATGTCTGAAAGTATTAACCGTGTTTTAGATTCTGTTCTAGTAGAAGTTGAAAAAGATTTTTACTATTAAAAAAGACCCCCGAAGGGGTCTTGGTAAAAACTATTAACTTGTGTTCATTTGTCTCTTAAAGTAAGATTTCCTTACACACACGTTTGCATGAACTTTGTTCGTCTACACATTCAATGAGGCACTCGTAGTAATCATCTAGTTTTTGATCTTGCTCGTTAGCATGATCCATGTGATTCCATTCTGCCAGACTGTTTTGTGAGACTATGTTATGCATTACTTCCCTCCGTCAGTGGACAAACATAATAAAGAAGTTTGGGTTCATCTTTTTGATCCCTAATTCTGTTATTATTTAGACACGTTAGGTCCGTATTCCCTGATACAATTTACAAATATTTATGCCTACTATGAAGAAAAGAATTGAGGATTTTTCTAAGCAACTTAAGGCAGGGACTAAGAAGTCTCACACTGCTGCTGAGAATACTTCATTTGTTGCATCATTCTTACGTGGTGTTGTGAGTGAAGAGAACTATAGACAGTTGGTTGCTAACTTCTATTTCATCTATCATGCTATGGAGACTGAAGTAGAAAGACTTAAAGAGGATGACTTTGTAGGACCGATGAGATTAAACGGTCTACCTAGACAACAAGCATTAGCAGAAGACTGTGAGTATTTTTGGGGTGCTGACTGGAGAGATAAGATCTATCCTACTGAGGCAACGCAACAATATATTAACAGAATTAAAGAAGTAGCACATGAGAATCCTAAACTATTAATAGGACATCATTACACACGTTACATGGGTGATCTATCTGGTGGTGTTATTCTTGGTAACATAACTAAGAATGCTTTGAAACTTAAAGATAAGGGTCTAGCATTCTATGACTTCCCTGAGATAACAGACAAGAAAGGATTCAAAGATTCTTATCGTAGTGTCCTAGATAATTTTTTACCAGTTGACCAACAAGATGTGAATGCTATAATCGTGGAAGCAAACTATGCTTTCAGATTAAACATGTATATGTTTGAAGAGATACAAGGTGATGCCACTAAAGGATTCATATCCTATGCTTGTGGTTATGCTACCTCACGTCTGTCATACTTCTTTAAGGTCGCAGGAGGTTAAATGCACGGTAACTTAGAACCCGAAGAGAATATCTTCTACAGTTGTACTCCAGAGGAATGTCGTACGACAGTGACTGGAGATATTATTAAACCACTTACTTGGAAGCAAAAACTTGAAGAGATTGCAGATCAGATAGGTGGTACTGTACAATACTATGGTACTCTTAACAGTACAGGTAAATCTAGTAAAAAAATTGTGATTGAATATGACATTGAACAAAATTCTGGAGGATCCTAATGGAATCACTGAAGCTGACTTACTTATTATTGAGTCAAAGTTTTCTGGCATGCCTTTCACGTACCGCATGTCAACGTCACCGTCTTTTCCTTATTACCAACATCCATTAGTAGAAAGGAACGAGAAGATTGATGAGACTATACCAGTAGAACCATGTTCTGATGCATTCCCTTTCTTCTGGACTATCATGCATAACTTCATGGAGAAGTGGGATCTAAAGTATAGATCTATTATCAGAGGATGTATTAACAATACCTATCACCTACCATTTGAATACGGTGACCCTCATGTTGATGCTAAGGTTCCTCACTACGTTCTTATAATGTATCTCAATAATGCTAGTGGTAACACTGTAGTATTTGATGAGACTTATCCTGAACATGATAAGGGAATGTATCTACAGAGTCAACAGGGTAAACACTTCACTGTTAAGAAAGAGATAACTCCTAAGCGTGGTAAGATAGCAGTCTTTGATGGTAAGTATTATCATACCAATAGATGTACTGGTATTGGTGAGCATAGAAGTATTTGTATTTTTAATTTGTTATCATGATTGAAGATGACAATGGTATACCATTAGATAAACTGGACTACCTTGACAAGAGAAGAGATCGGATCCCATACTACCATAGTGATTCATCATCACCTGACTTCCCATACTACCAACACCTATTGGTAGAAAGAAATGATCATGCCAAAGAGATTCAGAAAGTTAATCCTGTCTCTGAAATTTATCCATTCTTTTTTGAGATCATGGATGAGTTTTGTAAGAAGAATGATATCAAATATAAAAGTATTATTAGAGCATGTCTTAACAACACATATCATATACCTGGATACGAATACCAAGACCCACATCTAGATGCTAAGTGTCCTCACCTAATCTTCATGATGTATCTTAACGATGCTACTGGTGACACCTTTATCTTTGAAGATGAATGGAACCCCGATGATGACATAGATATATACTATTGTAAGAAAGGAGGTGGTTTTAATTCCGTCTCCGTAGGTGCAGGTTATCGTAGTACAGTTTTTGATAAGCAAGAACTTACTATCAAACATCGTATAACTCCTAAGCGTGGTAAGATAGCAGTCTTTAATGGTAAACACTTCCATGCTATAGGTCCAACAGGACCAGGAGAAATTAGATCCATCTGTATCATGAACCTTTCAATATAAACTATAAAATTATGAAATGGAATCAACTGGTGAGGGAAGTTATGAGAACCCCTGGACCTATCAAGGTTCAACTTTTACTTCTGACGACATTAACGGTTTCTTCGGTTACGTCTACAGGATTACAAATACAATCACGGGTAAGCAATACATCGGACGCAAATATTTTACACAGCGTAGAAAGCCTAGAGGTGGGAAACGCAAACTTACGTCTGAGAGTGACTGGAAGAAGTACTACGGAAGTTCTAAAGAACTTAAGCAAGACGTTACAAAGTATGGACGGACAGTTTTCAGTCGTGAAATAATCAGCCTACATACTACACTGGGTCAAGTAAATTACGAAGAGACCCGACAGTTATTCATAAATAATGTACTGACTGAGGTTGCAGACGATGGAACACCTGCTTTCTACAACTCAAACATTCTTGGAAGGTACATGCGGAAAGACTACTTCAAGGGTTGACACGGATGAAGGTGAGTGCTATACTAAGACCACCTGTACTCCAGACATGTTCAACTTCCTTGAGGATCAGCAGATGGATCAACTCCATGCTACACTCTCTGCTTTGATTGATGAACTCCACTATGCTGTTAGCATTGGAGATGACTGTGCACAAATCGTTGAACAAATCCACCAACTAAATGAGGCTCTATGAGTAAGTATTCCGAAGCAGAAATTGCAGCAAGAGACGCTGTTATACAAGGACTATATGATAATGTAGATCAGAATACTCTAGGTGATTTATGGAGACACTACCTAGGTCTTCGTACTATTGCTGAGACTAAACCTGTAGCAACAGAAAAGATATTTCTAACAGAGAATGAAGTTAATGGTGCTACGGATAACGTAGTAATCACAGGTACTACATCTGGTGGTGACTATACAATTCCTGTACCTGGTGGTCTTGGAGATGATAACTTCCGTGTAGATGACAATGGTTTAATAGCAGGTGATGGAGTTAATACTGTTAACTATGCTTCTGATATATCATTCGTTCCTGATGGAAGTATTGAGGATGTCATTACATTTAATACTGATGTTGACATGACAAGTCCATTCACATATGGTTTTGATAGTTCAGATACTATAGTATTTGGTGGAGACACAGAGAAAAAAGAAGACGAAGAAACTACCTAAATAAAAACGTCTTTGCCAATAGACTATAATCTAGATGGTTGTAGCGCGAAAGCAACAATAAGACTGACAACTGGGGAGCACTGCTCCCCTTTTCTTTACATTAACTATGGATGATTTCATTAGAGTATACAATGACGTATTGGATGAGCGAATATTCAATGCGTTAACACAACTGATAGACAATCAACAGTATGCTCAGTGGTCTCATAGATCTGATAAGCATAGAAAGGATAAACAGTACGCATTAGAACCATTTTGGCCTGAACTAGCAGAAGAAATTAACTCATACCTTATTGGTAAATGTTTAGGTAGATACTTTGATGACTTCCCATACCTAAAGGATCAGGAAGCAGACTGGATGAGTGGTACAACTATTCTCCAGAAGACTGAACCATGTGAAGGGTATCATAGTTTCCATGCTGAGAATGTAGCATGGTCTAATAGATTCAGAGCATTAGCATGGATGATCTATCTTAATGATGTTGATGAAGGTGGTGAGACTGAGTTCTTATATCAAAAGAAAAGATTTAAACCAACCAAGAACACAGCATTAATTTGGCCTGGTTCATGGACACATTTACATAGAGGTAACCCACCTTTAAGTGGAAACAAATACATTCTAACAGGATGGTTTACTCCCATGAATGGTATGGGTAAGTTCTCACCAGTACAACAGAATGTACAACAACCGCCATCATAGCACAGTGGTAGTGCAGGGCTTTTGTAAAGCCAAGGTCGCGAGTTCAAATCTTGCTGATGGCATCAATTTAATGTTCGGTTAACTATTCCTTGACAAAACTTTACAAATGATATATAGTATGTAAAGTTTCGTAACGATGTTATGACTTCATCTTCAAGGTACGTCACCACCGAGTACGGCAAGCAGAATATGTTTGCTGCGGAACCTCGCATAGAGGTAATGGAGGACGCTAACTACTGGAAGAACGCAGAACTAACCAATGGTCGCCTAGCGATGATGGGATTAGTAATCGGCATCTTCAACTACACCGTCTTCGGATGGGTAATACCAGGACTTGTTTAATTTTACAAGGTCTTTACACCACTAGCATATGCTAGTCACTTTTAACCCTATTAAATCTAAAAAGGAGTATCACAATGACACCAGAAGCAGAAAAGTTTAACGGTTGGATGGCAATGATTGGATTTGTTGCAGCAACAGGTGCTTACATCACCACAGGTCAAATCATCCCAGGTATATTCTAATGACACAAGCAGACATCTTTTGGAGAGCAAACGGAAGAGCAACTATGATGCTTTTCTGGGCAGGTATAGCAGTCTATACCAAGCTTCAGTACTTTAGTTAGAATATTCTAACGTATAAATACTTACTCGTAACAAAACTTAAAGGTAGTGATGGGCGATCTAGCAACAGATACAGTTTCACCAATCGTAGCAATCTTGTGGGTGTTCTACCCAATGGCTGCACTTGTTTTGATTGAACTACTTCTACGTGCGTTCAACAACGACGATGACGATGACAATGGAGGAAAAGGTATTCGTATTAGACAACCCATTGCTGTACCTGTACCATCAGGAGCATAACATGCCATTCATTTTCTTTGCGGTAACATTAGCAACAGTAGCTTATACAAATGTCGGTCAATTCGTTCTTCAATAGTCCATACTACGCACTGTATGAATTTGGTTTCTTCTGTGCAGTAGGATTTACAGCAGGATCACTAGGTTTAATATGACTTTCCTAATTTCATTAATGTCATTTGCAAACTTTGTATTCTATCCATTGGTGATAGGTACTATAGTTGCAGTGATCATTGAACAGATCATAAGAAGACTAGCAACATCAGAACCAATAACATATGAGGATCAGAGAATGATCAATCGTGCTATGGGTGTACGCAAGTATCTGTACAGACAAGCATGGTTGTTTAATATTATTTGGTTTGTATGTTATGCAATATTATTATTTGTACTAAGACCTGGACAACAGGCAATGCCCGATATGATTTGGCAAGGATAATGCAAGACACTTTATCATCGGAAGATGTAAAACAAAATTCAATAAAGATTTTATATAAGAAGTACGGTCAGCGTGATAGTATCTATGCCTGTGCTGAAGAGTGGTCTCAGAAACAGGTAGTGACTACTGGTATCGTTCAGTATTATGAAGCGTATTGGATGAATAAATAGCTGAAGATAACATTTATTAGTCATGAGTAGAGATCCCAACAACGAGACAGTCTGGAATGCAACACGCAAAGTAGATGGTGAGATTGAGTACCTTGTATCTAAAAGTACATGGTCAGAAGATCCACGGTTTGCTAAAGTCTTTGATGCTCAGAAGGACGCAAGGGCATTTCTAAAATCAATTGGAGAGAAAGGAACTATAAGAAAAGCAAAATAAAATGGGACTCCCAACAATCCCTTATGATGAATGGTTTGATCCTGCATATAAGTATGATCCAGAGCAGGTGGATGACTATGGTAGACCACCAAACCCTTTAGATAGTATGCCTATTGCTAAGGATTATAAGGATGTTGAGGCAGAACTATCTTTACATGAAAAGATGTACAGATTAGCTACTAATTCAGGTAAGCATACCATTGGTGGTGGTTCTGAAATGTTAACATAGTTAACTTTGACAGTCGGACTTGCTAAATAGATTAGTTTTGCAAAAAATTAATGACAAGTCTGATTGATCCGAAGAAATATACAGATGCTGTGACCGAATTGCGGTCATTTTTTTTGTCTAAAAATTTTCTTGAGGTTCATACTCAGAATAGACTGAGCATCCTTGCTGCCTGTGAAGATCCAGAAACAGTAGCAACATATAATTACGGCGATAATATTTGGCCACTACCACAGACAGGTCAGATGTGGTTAGAACATGAACTCCTTTCCAACCCTTCAGCAGAAGGGTTTTTCTGTGTCTCAACGTCGTACAGAGCAGAACCAAACCCTGTTGAAGGAAGACATGAAACCATCTTTCCCATGTTTGAATTTGAAATGAAGGGTGGTGTCCAAGAACTTCAAGACATGGAGTGGGAACTGTGTGAATGGTTAGGACTACCATTAAGTAAGAATGACATCATGACCTATGATGATTGGACTAACAAGTTTAATACTAAAGAGTTAGACCATGACCATGAGAAAAAGATAGGACGTGGTATGATTACTGACTTCCCTGAGTGGACATCACCCTTCTGGAACATGGCAAGGAATGATGATGGCACTAGTAAAAAGATTGATGTGATCCTAGGTGGTATGGAAACCATTGGTAGTGCTGAACGTAGCACTGACAAGGATCAAATGAGAGACACATTCTATACCATCTCTGATGGACAGTATGCACAACTCATCATTGATTTGTTTGGTAAGGGAAGAGTGGAGCAAGAACTTGAACAGTTCTTAGACTTTGATTTCTTCCCTCGTTCTGGTGGAGGCATCGGAATGACTCGTATCATATCGGCACTTAACTAGTGCCTCAATCTGAGGTGGCGAAACTGGCAAACGCGATAGACCGTTTATCTATTGTTCCTGGCGGGACTTGTAGGTTCAACTCCTACCCTCAGAGTTTTTATTTATTCGCTTGACATAATTGTAAAGTTCTGTTAATATAAATATCTTGGGTGGCAAGGACTTGTTCCCCCTATTCAGTGGTCCCTCACAGGAATACTCCACCCTCATCTTACCCCTAACCAAGACCACGGGGTTTATGTCTTAATCATACCGTTCACTTTAAACGTTCTATTAAATGACAAGTCTTACTCGTAAAGAGCAAGGATTGCTATCAGGATGGAGCGAGTTTTGTGAGTGGGTAACAAGTACGAACAACCGCATTTATGTTGGTTGGTTCGGAGTCTTAATGATTCCTTGCTTGTTGGCTGCCGCCACTTGCTTTATCGTAGCATTCATTGCTGCCCCGCCAGTTGATATTGACGGGATCCGTGAACCTGTAGCAGGTTCATTCATGTATGGAAACAACATCATCTCTGGTGCTGTAGTTCCATCCTCTAACGCTATCGGATTACACTTCTATCCCATATGGGAAGCTGCCACACTAGATGAGTGGTTGTATAACGGAGGTCCATATCAGTTAGTAATCTTCCACTTCCTTATTGGTATCAGTGCATACATGGGAAGACAGTGGGAGTTATCATACCGTTTAGGTATGAGACCTTGGATCTGTGTTGCATATTCTGCACCAGTATCAGCAGCATTCGCTGTGTTCTTGGTCTATCCTTTTGGTCAGGGTTCATTCTCTGATGGTATGCCTCTAGGTATATCAGGTACGTTCAACTTTATGTTCGTATTCCAAGCAGAACATAATATTCTTATGCACCCCTTCCATATGGCAGGTGTTGCAGGTATGTTTGGTGGAGCATTGTTCTCTGCTATGCATGGTTCACTCGTTACCTCTTCACTGATAAGAGAAACTACCGAGAATGAATCTCAGAACTATGGTTATAAGTTTGGACAAGAAGAAGAAACATACAACATCGTCGCCGCCCACGGGTACTTTGGTAGACTAATATTCCAGTATGCTTCTTTCAACAACTCACGTTCGTTGCACTTCTTCCTTGCTACATTCCCTGTGGTTTGTATCTGGTT